GCGTTTCTCAGCGGCAAACACCCGGCGCTGATGGCCGGATTTTTAGATGTCTTACCCGAATTTCAGGAAATGGTAGAGAGGAAATATGGCTAACCCAATGATTGATATTGATGACCGGTTCTCAGCCCGCGCAAGCCAGATTGTTGCGCTGCAAGCTTCGCGTTGTGGAGTGACGGTGAGCTATCTCACTGGGGAAAACACATGTTTGCATGTTGCAGATGAGGCTGAAGCCCGGGAGTTGCGTAACCGCATACTGAAGGCAATCCGTGATGCTGAAGGGCAAGCCCCAATCCCTTGTTCGTCCAGTGTCCTTTCGAATATGTCTACTGAAGGCAAGATGGCTATCCCCAGCAGGCCAACTATCGATTCAGGTGTAAAGCGCATTAATAAGATCATTAGGCTTTTGCGTGACGAGTTTGGTGCCGATGTGCTCGAACAGAGAAGTTTCAGGGATGACTTATGGGTTGCTCTGCAGGCGATATACGGGGCTGACGGTGCAAACCGCTTCATCGCGAGTAGAAATGCGGCATTGTCGGAATCTTAAGAGGCGATAATTCGTGGCTTCCAAATCGTCCATTAAGTCATTCCGCGAGAAGATAGAGCAGATCCAGTCTGAGCTGCGTGAACGCATTGAGAGTGAAAGCACCGGCTTTGACAGCAGCCCGGAGGCCATTATGTTGCGACGGGAACGGGTCAGTGATCCGGTGACCGGTTTTCGTTATTTTGCGCAAACCTACTTCCCGCACCACTTAAAACACCCTGAAACCAGCGGGTTGCATGAGTATATTTTCGACCGTCTGCCCGAAGTCGTCGCCAGCCCAGAGGGTGAGAATGAGGTGATTGCCGCGCCGCGTGGTGAAGCAAAAACCACGCTCAGCCAGCAGTTATTCGACCTGTGGTGCATTGTCCGGGAGCTGAAGAAATTTATCATCATCGCCTTCGATACGGCGACTCAGGCCGCAGAATCACTGGAAGTCATCAAGGCGGAGTTGCTCTATAACGCCGGGCTGTCGCTGGACTTCCCGGAGGCGTGCGGTCAGGGGCGCGTGTGGCGTATCGGCTGCATTCTCACCACCAGCGGTATCAAGATTGAAGCCGCTGGCCAGGGGCAGAGCCTTCGTGGTCGTAAGCACGGCCCGCACCGTCCTGACCTGGTGCATCTGGATGATTTGGAAAACGACGAAAACGTCGTGACAAAAAAGCAGCGCGACAAGTTAGAGAAGTGGCTTAACAGTACCGTCCTGCCGCTGGGTGGGGCCGGGATTAAGCTTGATGTTGTCTACGTGGGTTCCATCCTGCATTACGATTCCGTGCTGGCCCGCACGATGGCTAATCCGCTGTGGAATGCCCGCCGCTTTCAGGCGATCACCGCCTGGCCAGAGAACATGGATTTGTGGGACGAATGGGAAGCGCTGCTGCGGGCGAAGGGTAAGAAGGCGGCAATGTCTTTCTACCGACGCCGCGAAAAGGCCATGCTCAAAGGTTCCGGCGTGTCCTGGTCTGCCCGTCCGCTGCTGACGCTGATGTTGATCCGCGTCCGGGTCGGCACCCGCGCTTTTGATGCTGAGTATCAAAATACGCCGCTCAGCGCGGATAACGCGATTTTTCAGGGATGCATCAAATACTGGGATGAGCGGGAACCGGACTTAATTTATTTCGGTGCTTGTGACCCGTCGCTGGGCAAACACAACAGCCGGGGCAATGACCCCAGCGCACTCCTGGTCGGCGGCTGGCACCGCATCAAAAAGGTGCTGAAGGTCGTCAGGGCCGATATCCGCGTGCGCCGCCCGAAGAAGATTATCAGCGATGTGATCGCCCTGCAGCGTGAGTTTGGCTGCGTAGCCTGGGCGTTTGAATCCGTGCAGTTTCAGGACTTCCTGCGTGAGGTGCTGATTGAGGAGTCCCTCAAGGCGGGCGTGCCCGTTCCGGCACGATCTGTCATTCCTACAACCGATAAGCATGGGCGCATCGAGTCCCTGCAGCCGTTCATGGAAAATGAACGCATCCAGCTTGCCCGCGCGCTCTCCACGCTTATCGAGCAGCTGAGCAACTTTCCGATGGCCGAGCATGATGATGGCCCGGATGCGCTGCACATGCTGTTTGCGATTGCGTCCACCAGCGTCGGTGGATTTGAGTTTATTCCCATCGGAGCCGCTTCTGGCGATAACGATACGGACGATGATGATGATGATGATATGTCTGGTGGATTCGGGCAGGGAGGATGGTAAATGGACATTAAAACCGCGTTTAAAAACTTGTTCAGCAGTAATAAATCACAACCTATGCAGAGCGACGAAGATCCGTATACCTACCTCGCTCAGCCTTCGCATCCGTCTAAGGGGCTGGATGTCAATCGCGTGTATGCGCTGCTCAGCGCCGCCGAACTCGGCGACATCGAGGCGCAGAGCGACCTTTTTAGTGATATGGAAGAACGCGACGGCCATCTCTTTGCGGAGTTGTCAAAACGCAAGCGCGCACTGCTGACGCTGCCTTTTACCGTGAAGGCACCGCCCGATGCGACCGATGCGGAGAAGAAACTCGCCGCCGAGGCTGACTGGTGGTTGCGTAACCTGCCCGGCTTTCGCGACATGCTGATGGATATGCTGGACGCCATCGGGCATGGGTTTTCGTGTATCGAACTGGAGTGGGCGAAAAAGGGTGAACTGTGGTTGCCTTCGGTGTTCCATAAGCGTCCTGCGCGGGCTTTCACAATGCCGCAGACTGACCTTAACAGCATCCGCCTCAACCGGGGTGGTGCGGATGGGGAGTCTTTATGGGAGCTGGGCTGGATTGTACATAAGCATAAATCCAAGTCAGGCGCGGTGGCGCGAAGCGGGCTTTTCCGCGTTCTGGTGTGGTCTTACTTGTTCAAAAACCTGTCAGCCCGCGACTGGGCGCAGTTTCTTAATCTTTACGGTTTGCCGTTTCGCATCGGTAAATACGACTCCACCATGACGCCCGCTGAGCGTGCGCAGTTGCTGCAGGGCATCCGTCGTCTGGCCCGTGAAGGCGGTGGCATTATTCCCAGTACGGCTCAGATAGAACTGGTTTCCCCCGCTGCCGGGCAGTCTGCGCCGTTTTTCAGCATGGTGGAATGGTGCGAGAAAGTGCAGTCAAAGGTCATTCTCGGTGGCACGCTGACCAGCCAGGCCGATGGTCATACGTCAACTAACGCCCTGGGAAATATTCATAATGAGGTTCGTCATGATCTGCTGGTCGGTGACGCGCTGGCCGTGGCGGATACGCTGACGCACCAGTTACTGTGGCCGATACTTGCCCTTAACGGGCGTTACAATCCGGAGCGGGCACCGCGCATTGAGTTCGATACCCGTGAGCAGGTTGATCTCAGCGTGCTCATGGATGTGGCCATCAAGGCGCAGGCCACCGGCTACGACATCACGGCACAGTGGTTGTCGGACAAAAGCGGTATCCCGCTGCCGCAGGACGGGCAAACCATCCTCAAGCCCGTTACCCGTCAGTTACCTGCGGGTGACGCGGCATTGTCACAGGCCATGCAGACCCGGCTGGCCGTGCTTTCTGCGACGTATTCCGGGGAAGATGCGACGCAGCAAAACCTCGATGCCGCGCCGCAGCTGCTTGCCGGGAAAGCCACTCAGGCAGCAGAAGCCATGTTAAAACCGCTGATGGATAAGGTGAAGGCGGCGCAAACCCCGGATGAGGTATATGAGTTGCTGCTGGCCAGTTACCCCACGCTCAATGATACCGCGCTGCGGGAACTGGTCGGCCAGGCCGTGTTTGTGGCAGACGTAATGGGACAACACCATGCCTGACGTTAACGCCGGTTTTGCCATGACCCTGCCGCCCGCGCAGGCCATCGCCTACTTTCAGTCGAAAGGCGTTGCGCCTACGCTGGGCTGGCGTGATATGCAGGACGAGGCGCACGCGGTGAAGTTTGCCGTGGCGGGCATCACTAAGCTGGACGTGCTCAACGATCTGCATCAGGGGCTACATTCCGTTCTGGCCAACGGTTCGACGCTGCGGCAGTTTCAGGATGATGTGGAGCCGCTGCTGCAGCGTAAGGGCTGGCTGGGGCGCGGGCTGAAGGTGGATGAGAACGGCGAACTGCAGGGCAAAAAGCTGATGCCGTACCGGCTTGAGACCATTTTCCGCACGAACATCCAATCAGCCTACGCCTCTGGCCGCTGGCAGCAGCAGATGCGCAACGTTGCCGATCGTCCGTATCTGGAATACAACGCGATCATGGACAATCGCGTGCGGCCCACGCACGCCGCGCTTAACGGTCGGGTATTTCGCTGGGATGATCCGATATGGCAGACCATTTACCCGCCGAACGGCTACCGCTGCCGCTGCTGGGTGCGGGCGCTCAATCAGGCGCAGGTTGACAAACATCCGATAGGCCTGGAAAGCAGCGCAGGCCGTCTGGTCACCGTACAACAGCCTTACGGTACTGACGGTGAGATGCGCCCCGTGACCGCCTACCGCGACCCGAAAACGGGCCAGTTGTTAACCCCCGATGCCGGATTTCATCTTAATCCTGGTCAGGGATACCTTGCCGGTCTGGGTAAGACCCTGCTGGAGAAAGGCACCACCGCCGCGCCCCGTCTGGCTGCGCAGGCCGTGCGTGAAACGCTCAGCACCAATAACCGCCTGGTATCGGTCATGAACCGAGACCTCGAACGCTGGACTAAAGGTCTCAGTGCAACCTCTAAGGGGGATTTTCGTCGCGTGGGGGCATTGTCTCCGCGTGCGCTTTCGATGCTCAGCGCTGACGGTGAACTGCCGTCTCCGATCATTACCCTGGCAGCGGAAGTATTCCTGGCGAACCGTGACGCCGGTGCGGGGGTCTGGTCTCGTCTGGTCTCCGTTCTGTTGCGTCCGGCAGCGGTGTGGCTGCGCGGCGATAACATCCATCTGCTTGCCGCTGCCAGCGCCGGTGGCGATGTCATTACGCTCAGCCGCACGGTGCGGGGGCTGGAAGTATCCGGTGTCCGCCAGTGGGCTGAAACTGATGCGGCGGGTGAACTGATTGACGGAGAATTCCCGGAGGTAAACAGTGGAACCTGAAATTGAAATCACCTTTCCGTCTGAGCTTCAGCACTGGCTGGATGCGCTGGGAAAACGGGTAATACGTCGTGAACCGCTGATGGTGAAAATTGCGGGGATCATGATGGACGCCGTGGATGAGAACTTTGTCCAGGGCGGGCGTCCGAAGTGGAAAGCGCTTAAATATCGCGACGGCAGACCGCTGCAGCTCTCTGGCCGGTTGCACAATTCCATTCAGCCCTGGAGCGATAACAATCAGGCGGTGGTCGGGACAAATGTCATTTATGCGGGGATCCATCAAAACGGTGGCCAGACCCGCCCGCACGTCATCCGCCCCCGGAACAAGAAAGCCCTGCGCTTTAATGGCCGCTACGCCAAAAAGGTGAACCACCCCGGCTCAAAAATTGATGCACGTCCCTTCCTCAGTCTGACCGATGACGATTACGCGCTGGTTCAGCAGGCGATCATCGACCACATCGCCGGAAATGAGTAGAATGCCTCAGCGCCTCTCTGAGGCGCATTCCTGCGTAAACCGGTAACGTTATGCCACCGTCGCGTTTTTTCGCCATCTGACGCGATTTAAACGTGTTTTAAACGCGGTTCCTCTGCGTGTTTCATCCCTTATCCTCCTGAAATATCACTTTCCCCCTGATTTACCCGCTTCACCCCTGCATCTGTTTCATTGCTTTGGCTCTCCTTATCCTTACTCCAGGTAACGGATTTCAGGATGTCATTAACCGATGTGGAAACTTGCTACAGCCTCACTGTCGGCTATCGACAAAACCACCCCCAATGCCCGGATACAGCTTTTTCCGGCGGGCTGGTTTGGTGCGCCCGGCGGCGGTCAGCGCTGGTATATGGATGCGGCCCTTGCCCAAAACCTGATTAATGACGCGCGGCGTAAAAAAAACGACTACGAGTTTGACTATGAACACCAGTCGCTGAATGCCCCGAGAGCGTCCGGCCCCGTCCCTGCCTCCGGGTGGTTTAAAACGCTCAGCTGGGTGGAGGGCGAAGGCCTGTTTGCCGATGTGAAATGGACGGAACGCGCCGCCTCGCTTATTCAGGCTGATGAGTATCGCTACGTGTCGCCGACCTTTCGCTATGACGAAACGGGAAACGTGCGCGAGCTGGTGAATGCCGCCCTGACGAATACGCCGGTTCTTGACGGAATGCGGCAGGTCGCGGCGGCGTCACTGATGTTTTTTGATAACGGAGAACAACCCATGAACGAAAATTTGCGGCTCGCCCTCTGCGCCATTTTTGGCTTAGGGAAAGAAGCCGATGAGGTCGCCATTCAGTCTGCGGTTGAAACACTGCAGAACGGGCAGTTGAAAGAAGCGAAGTGCTCAAGCGTCAGCGCCCTGATTGATGCCCACAATGTGCAGCTGACGGAGAAAGACCAGGCCATTCAGGCCGGTCAGCCCCAGATTGCCGCACTGTCGACCGCGCAGCAATCCGGGCCACCCGACCCGACAAAATTTGTCCCGGTCGCCGTGGTGGATGAACTGCGCACCTCTCTGGCGTCGCTGTCTACCCAGATTCAGGGGGATAAGGTGGAAACGCTTCTGACCGCTGCGCTCAGTGACGGTCGCGTCATGGCGGGGGCGGATGCTGACAACATGCGTCAGCTGGGCAAGCAGGATGTTGCGCTGATGGAAAAGATGATCGGCACCCGCCAGCCGCTTAAAGCGCTGTCCCAGATGCAAACTCACGGCATGTCAATGGATGACAAAGGTAACGCCGTGCTGGACACCGATTCACTGGCCGTATGCAGCGTGTTTGGGCTGGATGCGAAAGACACGGCAAAAGCGGTCGCACAGGAGATGAGTCATGGCGCTCACTGAGGCATTAAAAGCTGACTTTAACGCCCCTTATCGCGATTGGGACCGTATTCCGGTTCCCGTCGCCAAGGGTGAGCTTATCCCCGCAGGCACCATTGTCTGTATCAATGCCGCGGGCTACGCCGTGGGCGGACAGGCGGTAACCGGGTTGACCTATGCCGGACGCGCCGAGACGTTCGTCGATAATACTAATGGCGCAGATGGTGCTCTCCACGCACTGATTCGTCGTAATAAGGCTTTTCGCTGGCTGAACGATGGCACGGTCACCCAGGCCATGCTGGGCCAGCGCGTTTACGTGCTGGACAACCGCACGCTGACGGGGACGGACGGAAGCGCGGCGGCGTCGGAAGACGGCAAAACACCGGCAGTTGATGCCAGTCGTTCAAAAGCAGGCACCGTCATTCTGCTCGATGACGACGGCGTATGGATTGAGTGAATAAGGAAACACTATGTTAATCAACGCAAGAACGCTGACAACCCTGTTTGTCGCCATTAAAACCACCTTCAATAACGCGTTCGACGCGGCCCCGACCCAGTGGGATCAGGTCGCCACGCTGGTCACGTCCACCACCCGTGAAAATGATTATGCGTGGATCGACCGCTTCCCGCGGATGCGGGAGTGGGTGGGCGATAAGGTCGTTAAATCGCTGGCGGTTCACAATTACACCATTAAGAACCGGCGTTTTGAGGCCACCGTTGAGGTTGACCGCGATGACCTCGAAGACGATCAGATCGGCATCTACGCTCCGCAGGCGCAGGAAGCTGGATTTAGCGCCAAGCAGTGGCCGGACGAGCTGGTGTTTGAACTGCTTAATAAGGCTTTTACCGCGACCTGTTACGACGGTTTGCCGTTTATTTCCGATAAGCACCCCAACGGCAAAAAAGGCGATAAAGATATCACGGCCAGCAATCTGGGTACGGCACCGCTCTCGGCGACGTCTCAGGCGGCAGCGGCAGCATCTTACGGTGCCGGACGTACCGCCATGCGCAGCCTGAAAGACTCAGAAGACCGTCCGCTGAACGTGCGCCCGAATATCCTGGTGGTGCCGCCTGCGCTCGAGGACGTCGCAAATGCCCTGATGACGGCAGACCGCCTGGACGATGGCAAAACCAACTACTACAAAGGCACCGCTAAAGTGCTGGTCGTCCCGTGGCTGACCAGTGACACACAGTGGTTCCTGATGGATACCACCCGCGCCATCAAGCCGCTGATCTTCCAGCAGCGCAAAAAGCCGGTGTTCGTGTCTCAACAGGATTTGAACAACCCGGATGTGTTCATGCGCGGGCTGCTTAAGTTCGGCGCTGAGTCTCGCGGTGCTGCCGGGTTTGGCCTGTGGCAGATGGCTTACGGTTCAACGGGTAAAGGGGCGTAATCATGAGTTACGCCACCCCGGAGAACTACAAAGCCTATTTCACAATCCGCGATGCGGTGGGCGCAAGCGCTGCCCGAGGTAAGGGTGTGCCTGATGACGAGCGTATTGCGTACCACCTAAAGGGAGCCAGTAACCGCATCGACTCCTACATTGGTGCGCGTTATCTCCTGCCGCTGACTGACGTTCCCGATGCGCTGCGTGATTATTGCTGTGATATCGCCCGTTACATCCTGACCGGCACTGAGCATACCTGTACCGAAGAAGTCCGCCTACGTTACGAAGATGCCATGTCCTGGCTGAAAATGGTGGCCAACGGGAAAATCGGCATCGGCAGTAATACCGAAAACGGCAGTTCTGTCGAGACGTCTTCTCCGGGCGTGGCGTTTTACTCTGGCGGTCAGGATTTATGGAGCCGTAACCGCACGGGCGGGGGCTGCTACTGATGGTCACGATTACTGATATTGAAGTGGCCTTGTGCGCCCGCCTGCAGGCGGGGCTGGGTGAAATGGTTTCGGGTGAGGTTGTCAGCTGGGATGTGATGACCGATGACCTCGGCATTATTCTCAGATGTCTGCCGGGCGCGTTCGTGACGTTCACCGGCATCACCTCAAGCCATCCGCACGACACGCGCCGTACCCGCTACAAGGTGGCGGGCCGTTTTTCGGTGTTTGTGGTCGATTACAACCTGCGCGGTAATGAATCCGTGCGCCATGGCGGCGTCAATCTTGACGAACCCGGTTGCTATCGCCTGGTGCGTGCCGTCCGTCGTCTGCTGTCCGGGCAAGACCTCGGGCTGGAAATCGGGAAGCTGCAGCCGGGAACCGTGCGCATGGTCACGGGCAAGGCGCTCAGTGAAAAAGCGGTGGCGATGTACGAATGCGTGTTTGACACCCTTTGGTACGAAGACACGCTGGAGAACGGTCGCTGGCCAGCACCGGAGACGGAAACCGAACCGGATTACGATTTTGTGCTGTGGAACGGCCAGCTCGATAAACCGTATCCGGCGCACGATTCAACGGCGGGCACCTTTACCACCCCGTCCGGCGTCACGGTCACCGACGTGGTGAAAACGGAGAAGAAAAATGATTAAGGTTATTGCCCGTAAGGGACTGAACGTGCCGCTGGAAGATAATTCCCGTGCGTACATCACCGATGCGGCAAGCGTGAGTATCAATGAACGTTCCGCGTATTACATCCGCCGGATGCGTGACGGTGATTTGCTGCTGGCACCGGAAAAAGCGGCAGAGCCGGTATCAAAAGCGGCGGCACCGGCTGCGGATAAAGCCGCTGACACTGCTGCAAACGCCACCACGAAAAAGGAGGGCTAGGTCATGGCCGATACGGACGAGATTTCCACCACAACCCGCGTGCCCGGTACTTACGTCAATTATAACTTTACCAACGGCTCACGCACCCTGGCCACTGACGATCAGTATCTCGTTATTCTGGCACAGAGACTGGCCACAGGGACGGTTGCCGCGTTAACTCCGACCGACGTGTACAGCGGTGAAGAAGCTGCCGTGTATTTCGGGCGTGGTTCACAGGCGCACCTGATGGCCGTCAAAGCCATCGCCGCCAACGGCAACATTCAGCTGGCGGTGTGTGCGATGGATGACGACGGCGCAGGCGTGGCGGCAAAAGGTTCATTAACGCTCAAAGGCACCGCGACCAGTTCCGGGCAGGTTCGTCTGCGCGTGGGCAATACCACCGTTGCTGTGGCAGTAAAAAGCGGTGACACCGGCGCGACACTGATTAATGGTCTCCATTCTGCCCTGGCGGCAAAACCTGATTTACCTTTGCGCGGCACGATTGACCGGGCAGCGGAAGACCAGACTGGCCTTGTGCTGACCGCCCGTAATAAAGGGTCATGCGGGAATGAGATCGGCCTTGAGCTGACTATCACCACCACCGGCATTACCGGCGTGCTGGGCAGCATGACCGGCGGTCAGGGTGACCCGGATATTTCAGCGGCGCTGGCGGCCATTTACAGCGCCGGTCATACCGTGATTATCCTGCCATATTCCACCACCGACGCACTCAGCGCACTGGCCACGCACCTTAATGACGTGTCCGGGCCGATTGAGCAGCGCGGTGCTATTGGGGTAACCGGGTTCAACGGGACGCTGGCCGCAGGTATTACGCTCACCAGCACGGTCAATACCGCCCGCATCACCACGGGGTGGCATAACGGTTCTGCGCTCTCGGCGGGCGAAATTGCAGCAGCTTACGCCGCGACCCTCGTCAAGGAAGATGACCCGTCAGAGCCGATTGATAACGCCGCCATTACCGGGCTGGATATTACGCCGCAGGCAGACTGGCCAATGCGTACCGAAATGGAGAAGGCCCTGCACAACGGCCTGACGCCGTTTAATGTCGTCGGTATCAACGTTCAGCTGGTACGTGCGATCAGCACCTACGTCAAAAACAGCGAAGGCATCGCTGACCCGACGCTGCTGGATATCACGACCATCCGCACGCTGGATTACATCCGCAAAACGTGGCGCACCCGCATGTCTCAGCGCTTCCCGAACGGCGGTAAGCTGGCCGACCGCCGTCTGGCGAAAATTACCTCGGAGACGCTTGATGTGCTGTACGCGCTGGAAGCGCTGGAGATGGTCGAGAACATCGACACCTATAAAGACCAGGTCAAGGTCACCCGCAACACCCAGGACGACACCCGCGCTGACGTGGCCATTCCGGCCCCGGTTGTGCGCGGTCTGCACATCCTGACCGGCACCATTTATCTGTACTGAGGAGCACGCAGATGACTGATTTATACACAGGGCCGATCATCCTGGAGGTGAACGGCACTGAAATTGAAGTGACCAGCGTCAGTCCGAGCATGGACACCGGGCGCAAGCTGGTCAAAACGATGAACTCCACAGGCCGCGCACGCGGCCATGTGAACGGCATCAAGACGTACAACCTGACGCTGGAAGCGGTCAAACCGAAAAACGCCACCATCGTCTGGGATGACATTGTGGACGCGAAGCTGACGCTGTATCCGTATGACGACGGCGGCGACACCATCACTTACCAGAATTTCACCGTCCAGACCGTGGGCGACCAGTACAACGTGGATAACGAAGCGCGGGTGAGCATCACCGGCTTTGCGCTCAACCGCATCACTGAATAATTGAGGAATAATGATGACCGGAAAGACTAAAGCAGCCCCAAAAACCGCAGATAACGCGCCTGAACAGCCTTTCACTTTTGATATGAAAGCCCGAACCGTCAGCGGCGTACTGGCGTTCGGTATTGACGTTAACGGCCAGCCTCAGCGTGAATTCACCCTGCGTTTATCAACGGTCGGGGATGAACTCGATGCTTCAGAATCCGAGGTGCCGGGCTATAACGTTATGCTGATGTCGCTTTGCCTGACCGCTCTCGGTTCTGTGCCGAAAGACAAGATCACTTATGAACTGTTACTGGGTTTAGAAAGTGATGATTTTGTTCTGCTCGGTCAGGCCCGCGACGCATTGAAAAAAAAGCGGAAAGAATGGAGCGCAAATATCGGGATTTCCGGTATGCCTGCGTCAGGATCCGAAAATACGGATACACAGACAACGAAATCCGAAACTTTGACGCTCTAGAGCTTGCCAGCGTGCTCGATGCGGTATTCCGCATCGAGTCCCCCGAAGCCTGGCTGAAGAAGGAACGCGGCGACGTCAAAACCTACAGAAGTATCCGCCGTAAAACCCCCTCATCGCACAAATACCGCAGGAAATAAACCATGGCAGGCCCGTTTGAAACGCAGGTCGGTATTGGTCTAAAAGACGACTTCACAGCCAAATACCGAAAAATTCAACAGGATGTCAAACAGGCGCAGCAGGCGCGTGAACGGCTGGGCATTCAGTCTGAGCAGTCCATCCGTAATGAAATCCGACAAACGTCTGCGGCCTATGAACAGTTAGGCCGCAGCGGTATCGCGTCTGCCAGCGAGATGGCCCGCGCCTATGACAAGACCACGGATAAAATCAGCAAATTACGCCGTGAGCTGGGAGAAACCGAACGCACCCAAAGTCGCATGGTTAGCACGATGGAGCGCCTCAAAAGCCTGGGGGGTATCGCTGCAGGCCTGACTGCAGCAGGTATGGTGCTCAGACGGCCCATTGCCCAGCAAATGGATTACGACAGTGAGCTGCATCAGGCATCGAATTTTCTCTATCGCGATCAGGGTGCAAAAGGCCGTCTGGCGGGCGTGGCTACTCTTAGAGACCAGATTCATGCAGCAAACCATTACGGGGGCGGCACTCGCGAGGAGGCATTGTCTGCAGCTGAGGTGATGGCCCGCTCCAAGATGGGGCGCGATGATGTCTTTGGTGCGCTGCCTGAAGTGATGAAAGTCCACACTGCGACCGGTGCTGATGCGGCTGATGTTGCTTCCCTGATGACATCCACCTTTAACTTTGGCCTGACTGGGAAACAAGGTAATGCCGCATTGGATGCTGCCACCACGGCGGCGCAACATGGTAAAGCCGATGTATCCCTGCTGGCACGCGAAGCTCCGCGCGGGCTGGAAAATGCCCGTGGTGCAGGCTTTATGGGGTCGAAAGGCTATGCGGATGTGATGGCACTGTATGAAGTGGCATCCTCAATCGCCGGTTCCCCGGAGGAAGGGGCGACAAACGTTAACGATCTCCTGACTGAATTGTCATCCACTAACCTGGCCAACAACGCATCGCGGGTAAAAATTAACGGTAAGAAAGTCGATTTTAAGTCGATGGTCACGAATGACGCCCAGCAGGGGCATAACGCGCTTTACACCCTTCAGCATGTTATCGGTGCGACAGATGATGCCGATGCGAAAATGAAGAAGTATCGCAAGCAGCTGGCGGGTGCAACCGATCCGACACAGCGTGAAAACATCCAAAGGTCTATCGACGAAGAGCACCGGCAGAACGTCGGACTTTATCTGCATAACCAGCAGTCAGCAAACGCCTATCTGGGGTTTGAGCGTAATCCGGATCAGTACAACGCCATTTCAAAAGAAGTGCAGGATCAGTTCAATTTACCGGAGGGACAGCGCTCTACCGATATTGATTATCAGGTTATGTCTGATACCGCTAATTATAAAAAACAGCAGCTTGATACTGAAAAACAAAAAGCCAGCGATGCAGCAGTAAAGCCTATTGCTGACGGTCTGGGCGACCTCGCACTCAAGGCCGCAGACTTGGCTAATGAATTCCCTAAAGTTGCAACTGCAGCAGAAGGCGCGGCGATTGCCATGGGGGCCGTTGCAGCAATGGGACTGGGAAAAGGTGGTTATGATCTTCTGACTGGCGGTAAAGGCGGTGGCGGTCTGCTGGATATTTTTAAGGGGAAACCGGGCGCGGGTATTAATGAAGCAGAAAATGCTGCTGAAGACCTGACTAAAAAACCTGGCTTGTTTAAAAAGTTGGGTGGAGCAGTTTTATCAGGTGGGAAACATGTGTTGAAAGTCGGGGGAGACCTTATCAGTGATGGTCTGCTGGATAATCCCCTTACGCTTGGTGTCGCCGGGCTGCTTTACCCATCCGACACAGTCAGCGGTCGCGATGAATCCAGCGAACTGAACCGGCTGAAGAATCAAAATCAGCACACAAATAGTCAGGTTCACACCTCCGCAGATGCCCTTAACATGCTGCAGAACTGGCCGGGACATGATGCATCTGCTGGCGGTCATACGCCAGTGTTCCAGCTCCCGACGCAACCCGCGCCGATTGTTAATGTGCAGGTGCTTCTCGATGGCCAACAGATTAATGGCCATGTTACCACCACTGCCATTCGAAATGCCCGGAGGTACGGCGCATGAGCGACTTAATGTCACAACTTGCGGCGCTGGCGGGTATCGATACCCTGCAGCCTGCATCATTTCGCGGCGTTGCCTTCGAATGCCTGGACACCCGCGACACAATTTCCCGCGATACCGCCACTTACGCTTACCCGTATCAGGACGGGACGATCATCGAAGACCAGGGCCTGAAGGCACTGAACTTTCGTATGACCGCCTTTCTGTTCGGCAGCG